CGCGCTCCTTCCCTTCTTTGATCTGTCTTGTCTCCTTCAGAACCCATCATATCACCAAGACCACGCACTGCTTTAGCATTAACAACAAATTCACCATCACTTAACATGGCTGGAATATCATCAGATCGCTCTGTACCGGGTCCTGCTATTTGACCATTTCTTCTAGGGAATTCTTCTAGATTAGCAATTCCACCGTGCTCAAATCCCAACCCACCTATTCCTAAATCTCCTAGTCCTCCCCCCTCAGGCCATCTTTCCCACTGCTCCAATGTTGTCCTTTTATTTTCTTCCCATTCCTCTAAGGCCGCTTCATACAGTGCCCTGTTTCTAATACCAGCAGCACCTGTTATTGAACCAAAATCAGACAGTTTAGGTTTTGGATTATTCCTGTCATAAATGTCAGACATGGTGTTTCCACTACCGGTATCATCTCCACCTCCAGTATCACCTCTACCAGTATCACCTTCACCAGGACCAGGGCCGCCAGGCCCACCTCCACCAGAAGGAGGAGGTCTATTATAAGTGGTAAGAGGCCCACCTCCCCACGGTTCACCCCCTCCGTAGTTAGCATATTGCATCCCCTTTACCCCTTCATAATTCATGGGGAATGCCGTTTTTTGCCCTGATGGTAAAAAGTATGGCTGATCTGCATATCTAGAATCTATTTGGGCTAAAGATTTAGGTACATAATAGGATCTAGGATCAGAAATTATATTTTTAGTCGCTTGATCTGCAGCATCTTTTGCATCTTTTGGGTTTGACACAATTGGATCTCCCGGTGGTTGGCTTCCTCCATCTGGAGGAGATGGCCAAGGATTTATATAAATAGGTGTTGTAGTTTCTGAATCATCATCTATTACCCTATCATCTGGAGGCGGATCACCTGGATCAGGATCAACAGGTGGAGGATCAACAGGTGGAGGATCAACAGGCGGCTGAACGGGTGGTGGTTCCACTGGAGGTGGATCCCCTGGTGGTGGCTCACTTGGAGGTGGCTCACTTGGTGGAGGTTCCACTGGAGGTGGCTCAACGGGCGGTGGTTCCACTGGAGGGGTAGGTGGTGTAGGGGGTGTTGTACCTCCGCCTCCGCCTCCTCCCCCAAATATCGGAGGAATAGGGAAAGGGAACCTTCCATCATTTCCTCCACCTGGGAAAGGGATTCCAATCCCTGGAAGTCCAATTCCCCACTTTCCCCCACCTGGGCTTCTACCTCTCTGAGATATCCAATCCCAGAATCTTTTAAGAAAGCTCTCATGAGGCTCGCCTGGTTGCTTTACAGGCTGAGTTGGATCTTGTGCTCCTCCCGCTCCTTGATACGGCATTGGTGGCGTAGGTGGTTCTACTGTCTCACCCTTCCCCCAATTTTCTCTAGCGACCTTTAATTTATTTTTTTCTGATTTATTAAGTTCCCCATCTTGATCCAGATCATAATCTTTCCAATGAGGGAAACCTGTCCAATCTTTATCGGGTTGTTGTGCTTGTTGATTATAAGATTCTTGCCTACTTAAAGTTGCTTGAGGACTTAAAGCCTTGTTTACAAACGCATCCATCCTGCTCTGCTGTTCGTTCTTCATCACTTGTTGTTTTAAATATGCATCTAATAATTGTTGTTGTTGCGTATGACTTAAATTATCCTGGCCCTTAACACCTAAAGACCATTTTATTTGCTGCCACTGGGCAGGGGTGATTTCCGTTTTTTTTGCTCCTGGCCCATAAGGAGAAGCTAATACTTGAGGAAGAAGACCGGCTTCTGTCATTTCTGTCATTGCAGGAGGTACAGTTCTATCTCTATCGTCTACGATTCTATTACCACCACCATATCCATAAAGTGGGTTTGAACTTTCCGTATCAATTTCATCAGGATTCCATCCGCCAAAAACATGTCCAGCAATATTAGGTTGCGCTCCAAATTGAGCGAATCCCCCCCCATCCAAATGGAGGATGCCCCCGCCTTTATATTTGTTCTTGTAAGTCAATTTATTTGACACCTAACACCTCAGATTAAGCATTAGTTTATCTTAGTTACTGGTCTTTTGTCAGGTAACATGCTAGAGAAGCCTCGCGGCCTCACATATCTGACTTTATTATTCTTTATTATTACTTTTTTCAAGTTATATCAACCGTAATAGACCCATTAGTTATTACCTGAACCGTGCCTACGCTAGGTGTCCCTGCCAGACCGGCTGTCGGTGGTGTAGATATGTTCTCAAATACCGTCCCAGTATAAACCTGGAGTGCGCTTATACTTAAATTCCATATGATATCGCCTGTATTAAACTTGAGTTGTGAAATATTGGCATTTGTAAATTGTGGTGTCGCACTTGGATCATATGCATTTAAATTCAGTTCTATCAACCGAATCGCTTTATTAAATATCTCTGGCGTTACGCCATTTATTTCAGATAATGGAAGTGCTGTGTTTAATATTTTTGCCATTAGCGACGACCATTAGGCTGTATATCAAGACGAGTACCTCCAATTCTAAATCCTACATCTATTCTTTCGTTTGTAGTCCCATCATCATCAGATTCAAATCTAATAGCCGCCTGCCTAGCTCTGGCTCGCATATCTATTTTTGTAGTAGTTCCTGTAAAAGAAGTTGTTTGATCTGTTACTAAGCTAGTTCCAGGATAATTTGTTGTCTTGATTTGAACATTAATAGTTTGATCAGAACCGGATCCTTGAAATTTAACATCAGGAATAAAGCGTTTAATGAACTGGAATTCTTCACCTTCGCCTATATCAAAATCCGCACTTTGAACATAAACATTATCCATTGGATCACCATCTGCATTATATCCAACCTCATGGCTATATAAATAAGCGGTATCACTGGATTTTCCAGCAGCAGTTGGTTGAGAAAATATCCCTTCATCTAACCATGCTGTTCTAGATAATTGTCCAATAGACCAGGTATTCTCAACGTAATTAAACATTACATACCGATCAATGACTGTTTGATCTGAACTACAATAAAACCAACCGACCTCATCAAATTGTTTATTTAAAATCCCAAACGCTTGGTACGCTTGTCCTTCATTAAAATCATCAAAGACATAGGAATGAACTGTGCATTGAACAGGGTCAACCGAACCGTTGTATTTATAAAAACCTTTCTTATCCATCCAGAATATTCCAGATGGGGAATTCACGATTGCATTAGGACCAATAAGACTTACGCCTTCATTGAGAAGATTTAATCCGAAAGTTAAAGGAGGCCCGATAAATTGCAAACTATAGAGTGCTACATCTGTCCAGACCAAAGTTTCTTGTCTTGCTCTAATAGCACCAATGATCTCAGATCCTGCTGAACATCTTAAAGAGCCAGCCGTATTAGTGGATAAAGGTTGCCACTCCGCAATATTTTCCTGGTCAGAAAAAGCAATAAGCAACGGATCAACAGACCCTGTCCTTGTCCCGTCTGTGCCAATAGGATCCGCCCCAAGAACAATGGCATGTCGATCAATATCAGAAACTAGGACTTGTAAACCTTTAGTCGGTGTTAAATTTGCTCCAGATAAAGAACTTAAAGCAACTGCCCTGGTATTTAACCCATCGGTTTTATCCCAATAATAAAGACCCCCTCCTCGTGGACATGCGAAAAGGTCTTCACCAAAGTTGTCCATTGACCATAATCTAAGTTGGTTAGCATCGGTTAAAGAACTTGTAGATCCCCATGTCCCACTTGACCAGGCTCCTACACCCCACCCAGTACCATCAACAAATACATCCAGCCCAGATGTGATCTGATAAGTTGCAACGGTAGAAGAACCCCCGTTTCCACTATCACTCGAGTTTGCGGTAACAGTATCTCCATCTGTATCTTTAGCTGTAATGGTATAAGTATTGGCAGAAGGGACTGTAGCAATTTGGTATTCTTGATTTAAAACTGAAGCAATTATGTTGCCACCTAAAGAAGCCGCACTGGTGAATGTAACAAAATCTCCTACATTTGAACCATTGCTTGAATCTGTTACGGTGATTGTTGAGGACCCGTCTGTTGCCGCAAAGGTTGCATCGCCTGCTGCGCTTGTTTTTCTTATAGGAGTAACATCGTTATACGACGAACCTTCTTGAATATAAAGCTTATACCTTGTGCCTAACCCCAGGAGTTTTGTTCCATCTAAATCAACCCAGGCATGCAAAAATCTTCCAGTTCCTTCATAAGAAGTAGAAATATATTTTTGCCAACCTCCTATTTTTTCAGCAAACCCTTTCCGAAATCTAACAAGGTTCCCATCAAACCAACCCCCTTCCGCGGTATAGCTTGTTCCTTGTTTGTTTATTCCAGGATTAAAAAGAAACTTTTGTAAAGGCATTATCTCTCCTGATATTCACCAGATCTAATCATCTGGCAGATTTCAAAGGCTCTATCTCCAACCTGAGAGGCCCATTTGCTGTCGTAAAATTCATCCCCTGCGGATTCATAATCCCCAGTTTCCATGTGTCCTAAAGCTTTAACAAACCCTCTTAGTCTCGTTTGCCCAATATTGAAGGATAAATTAATAAGAGCTTCCTGTCTTACACTGTCGATATCTGTAAACCAACTATACTCAGAGAGTAATTCTTCCCGGCATCGGGCAATATCATTATCTAATAAGTAGTCTATCTCATCATTTGAAAGACCAAGTCCTATCTCATCTTCTAAGCACCGACCCACCCCTACGGTAACGTAACCTAAATGATCTTTGTAGGCATGTGTCTTTACGCCCTCATGGCGTTTCAGTAGTTCCCTCAATTGGTAGCTCATCTTTAGAATCCAGGTTCCTGTAATAATCTATAATACTAATACTCTGCCTAATATACCGCTTTATTTCCGCAATGTTTGTACTTAAATTCTCATACGCCTTGGGCGTTAATCCATAGTAAGCATCTACTGGTGCGTTGCCAATCTTCAAATCGTCCAGATATTGCTGCATAGTTGCTGGGGTCAACACTCGCCATTCAACGGGCAACGGGGATATCTGGTTCGGCAAAGGGGGATGATAGACGGGCGCAGGCTTCTCAATCGTTACAATCTTAACCGGATTGACCTGGGGTACAGCCTCTGGTCTAACTAGCGCGCAACTAGTTAAGCTGACCAGGATTAGTAATAAGAGCCAATTCTTCATTGACCTTCACCGTCCCTTTGTTAATGATTCGCTCAATTAGTCCGGGCTTTTTAATCGATAAGTTACCCAGATTGTGGCGAGCAAATGCTTTTCTGATGGTGGTAACCTCCGTTTCAGCCGCCCTCGCAGCTTCAGTTAATTGGCTTATCTTTGCAAAATTCTCTTTCTCTCTAACCAACTGCTCCTCAATAGTTTCATTCTGGTTCTCAATCTCACCTTCCAGAATTGCCTGATTAGAGATGGCTTGCTGTAGCTCTCCTCTTAGTGCTGCCTTCTCTGCCTCGGTCTTATCATAATATAGCTTGAACGCGCCACTGACCACGATCAGTCCTACGCCCAAGACCGCCCCTATCTGCCACATTATTTCTTGTTCATGTAAGCGGTTGCACCAAAGTACAGCCCGACGATACTGGCTTGAGAGAGAAACAACATGTCGCTCAGACTCGCCAAGGTTGATAACCTCCCCTCTGGCACAAAGGGCATCAATGGCAGCAGCGCATAGCCGATCATGCTGATCACTGCGACCCACGCCATCCTGCGCTGACTATCGGCCTTCTCTTCTCGTAGCTCCAGTTCCAACATGGTTTGACTACGGGCTAGTTCTTCGTCACTTACGACCCCATCGCCGTCCAAGTCAAACTGTTCAAACTGGCTACCCTTTTCCAATTTTTTCGGACTCATTTGAACTTAAACCAAGCCCAGACAGCAGCAAGGGCTGTTGCGCCCACAGTAAAAAAGATACCTACGATCTGACCTATCTCACCCAACAACTTCCTATTTTCTGCTCGCCTCTTTTTTGCAGCGATCATCATTTTTTCATGCTCCATCCTGCTTTCAGACATCATCTTATCCATATCCTGAAGAACATCATTTAATCCTGCCATCATCAGATGATCCCGGATCTGGGTCTGGATGGTCTGGGTGCGTTTTTTAGCAAGAGCGATATCAAGAGCTTCCTTCTGTGTCATCTTCCCATGGTTCTTGAATTCACAGGTCTGGATGGCCTCATTGGTTTTCGCCAGCTTACCAACGATGCCACCTAACGTACTGGCATGCCCTGCACTTTCAGAGACCGCACTGGCCAAGGCATTAACCGCTTGTAGCGCCAGCACGACCTCGCCGATCATGTTATTTTATCCAGACAGAAACAACGATTGATGCAAGTAAGAAGGGATACACCCCCCATATCATCGATTCAAGCTTCTTGAATTTAGCCGAGCCTTCATCAAGGCGGGTTTGTATGTACTCATACCTGACCTTGCACTCGGCCTCATGGATCTCAATCTTCTTGAGGGCTTTATTTGCGATACTCTCAGCCATCAGCAGCTTCCAGTTCTGGCTCGGCTAATACTTCAGCAATCGTGATCGATGAGCGCAGTGCATTCTCGCGGAACTCTAGAGCGACTTGCGTATTGACAATCAACTCATGGGTATTTGCTTGCTGCTGCATTAGCTCGGCCAACACATTACGCAGGTTAGCTGCCTGGATAAAGTGCGTCCTGCTCTCATTGCTCAAGTCCTCGGGATCAAAAACATCCTCGCCGATTGTCCAAGTTACCTTTTCTTCTTCACTCATGCGTGTTCCTTATTTCGCAGTGTAAGCTTTCCCAGCCGTTATAGCCGAAGTAGTTGCGGTCATGCTCTCGCTGCCCCAATCGGTCTTAGCCTTCATCAACTCAAGGTGTTCTACGTTACGGTCAACACAGTCCTGCCTGTCAGCAGCCTCGTCATCCGCCATAGCGGTTCCACCGATTACTGCATTGACCAA